TTTAATATCAAGCATCACAACAGTAGTCGGTGGACTATCGGCTGCCTTGACTTTCCTGTTATCTCCGATTGGTCTTGTAGTTGCAGCGATAGCAGGTGCAATCGCAATCGGTGTCTTGCTCTGGAAGAATTGGGACACAGTTAAACAAAAGGCATCGGACTTATGGACGAATATTAAACTCATATTCGGTGGCATCAAGGATGTTATCACCGATAAGATCAACGGAGCAAAAGAAGCAGTACATAACGCAATCGAAAAAATAAAATCATTCTTCAGGTTTGAATGGTCTTTGCCTAAACTAAAACTGCCACATATCTCAATTAGTGGTGGCTTTTCTTTAGTGCCACCTAGAGTGCCACACTTCAGCATTGATTGGTATTCAAAGGCAATGAAAAACGGAATGATTTTGAACAATCCAACGATCTTCGGTGCCATGAATGGCAAACTGCTCGGAGCAGGTGAAGCAGGAAGCGAAACGATAGTCGGAACTCAAAGTTTAATGTCGATGATTTCAAAGGCAGTCGGACAAGCTCCTGTTATCAATATGACAATCAACGCAACCGATCAGAACGTCTATCAGTTAGCCGATTTAGTCAGCGATAGAATCACTCAAAAATTAAGCAGAGAAAGGATGGTCTATTAATGCACAATAATTTTGTTTTAACATTCAATGGCATCTCTTTCTCTGATTATCAATGTTTCTATGACGGATCACAATTATGGAGAAAACCTGCAAGACTGATGGAATCATACTCGGTGGCAGGTAGAAATGGCGATGTCTTGATCGATCAGGGCAGTTATAGCAATATCACTCGTCCTTTTAGCTGTTTCATCAGAAAGGACTTTATCAAGAACTATAACAATCTCATTAATAAATTAAGCGAAACGATCGGCTATGGTCGTTTAGAAACAAGTGAAGAACCTGACGTGTTTTATTACGCTTCACTAGAGAGCGAAATAGAGCCGAATACATGGCAATTTAACGAAAAAGGCACATTTACCTTAAACTTTAATTTTAAACCTCAAAAGTGGCTGAAATCAGGGGAGATAGCAATTCCGATTAATAATTCCATATCGATCATTAATCCAACCTCACAGATTGCAAAGCCCTTGATTGAAGTATCAGGAGTAGGAACTATCACAATAAATGGAATAGAACTCACACTCGCAACAAACACAAGCACAACAATCATAGATTGTGAAACCGAAAATGCTTACGAGGGAGCTATTAATCGCAACGGAGATTTAACTGTAAATAATGGCTTTCCTACTCTTGATTTAGGAGAGAATGAAATTTCAGTTAGTGGATGCACGATCAATTTAATTCCTAGGTGGTGGAGATTATGAGAATACTAGACAATACAAAATCTTTATCAGCGTTAAGTATCGACACAACAAACGGACTAGGCAACATTCAACCTTTAGAGTGTTTGATAACCGAAGAACTAAACGGACTGTATGAAGCTGAAATGACAGTTTTAGTCAGCGATGAACACTTTAATGATTTATCGGTTGGAAGTATTCTCTTACTGAATACCGAAAAAGATATGCAGATGTTTAGAGTGTATTATATCTCTAAACCAATAAATCAAAGGTGTGAAATTAGATTACAACATATCACTTACGATTTAACAAAGACACCAGTAAAACCATTTAGTTCAACAGGTGCAGTCGCTTCTTGTCTAGCACTAAAAAATAACGTATTAGGTAGCACTCCGTTCAATATCCAGACTAATATAGAAAACACAACCTCAAACTTTACTTTAGATATTCCTAGAAGTTTCAGGGAATGTCTAGGTGGCTATGAGGGCAGTCTGTTAGACGTATTCAGGGGCGAATATGAATGGGATAACTTGACTGTAAAGATGTTGTCCAGACGTGGAAGTGATAACGGAGTTCGTATCTCATACGGAAAGAATCTTACAGACTTTAAGCAAGAGGAAAACATCGAAAATGTTTATGACGGAGTATTAGGTTATGCAGTCGTGGATGATGTGACCTATACTGCTTCTAATTATTTTAATAAGACAGGTGCAACAAATCCTAGAATAATGAATGTTGATTTTTCTAGCGATTATGAAAGTGGACAGATTCCAACAGATGCCGAATTAATCACAAAGGAAACCAATTACGCTAATAATAACGATATCGAAATACCTAATGTCAATATCACAGTCAGTTTTATTCCTTTATGGCAAACAGAAGAATATAAAAATGTCTTGCCTTTAGAGAGAGTAAGTTTAGGTGATACAGTTCACATTTACTTTGATAAGTTGAACGTAGAAGCCTCGGCAAGAGTTATTAAAACTGTCTGGAACTGCCTAACAGAAAAGTACGAAGAAATCGAACTAGGAAACGCAAAAGCAAATCTCAATACTGTTATTGATAACGCAGTCGATAACGGAGTGAATAAAGCATTAAGCGATTTAGATATTGATACAAGTTCAATCGAAACAGAGATGAACAATCTATCTCGATTAATCGTTAATGGTTTAGGGCTACACATATCAAAAGATGATGTCGGGCGAATCATTTTACACAACGAAGAAACGATCGCACAATCGCAATATCAATATAGAATCTCGGCACAAGGATTCGTAGTTTCCGATGATTATGGGCAGAATTGGCGAAGTGGTTGGACTACTTCAGGCGAAGCATATATGAACTCACTATCAACGATCATATTAAGAGCAATGCAGATTTATGGTTCTGTTATTACTTTTGGTGATCCTGACGATAAATACATTGTCGCACAACCTTATGAAAGAAATGGAAGTTTGGTTGGTGTATCGTTTGATGGATCAGGTTATGTAAGGTTTCAACCAACAGAAATGTTTGAAGTTGTTAACTTACATTCTAACGGAAGAAATTATTACAATAGGCTTGTGATGAATAAGGTTGGAAATTATAATCAACCTTATATTCTTTTAACTAACTATGATGATACACAAAACTTTCTGACTGCTAACGCAATAGAGATGGACGCTCATGCTACTGATAGTTCAAATCGAATATATAACAGAGCAGTTGTGTTTAATTATTCAACATATAGTGGCACCGCTTATACTGCCAACTACGCTTCTTTAGTAGCGTATAATACTTATAATCGTATGAGCCTTGTTAATATACAACACAATTCATCTACTACTGCTAATAGCTTTTTAATGACTGCATCATCTACATCTCAATCACTCTCATTATCGAATAATCGTTTAGCGTCAACTAATAGTGCAAACCGAATTTATCTTAATGCAGAAGCCACACAAGATTATGTCAGAATTGAAAACTATATTATAAATTCTAACGATATTACTGCAAATATGATCACTCTTACAAGTGATTCATCAGGTAATACTTTATATATAGGCAATAACAAATCAACAGGTGCTTATTCAAACTATATCAGGATGCAATCAAGCGATAATACATTGCATATCTTTTCATCAAACGATGCTTTTATTGAATCATCTGGAGCAGTCAGGTTAAAAAGTGATAATGGTCAAGATATAACGCTAGCCTCTGCTGATGACATTTATATGACCTATGTTGACAAATTAAGGATAAACGGACATATACTGACATTCACAAATGGGAATGTTGGTTATTATGACGAGTAAGGGGGAAACAATGAAACAATCAGAAGCCAAACTATTATCCATCTCATTAAAGAGTATGGACGAAAAAGGTAAGGTTGCAGTCAAGATCGCTCGAAACATAAGAATGATCGATGATGAACTAAAAGAATACTATCAATATGAAGCCGAACTGTTTAAGAAATACGGAGAGGAAAAGGACGGACAGTTAGTAATCGACAAGAACTCTGACAATTATCAGAAGTTTATAAACGAGATGCAACCTTTAGACAACGAAGAAGTCAGTTTCAACTTTAGGAGATTTACAGATGAAGAACTGGAAAATTCTAGTCTGAATGTTAATCAGGTCTTATTGCTTATGGAATATATGGGGGAACAAGATGTTAATATCAATGACACCGAATGAGGAAGTTAAAACCATTCACGCTTCTTTGAATGATGGGAGTTTGAGAAAGTGGGAGTTTGAGCCTTACACCGAACAGGGAAAGATTGAGTTGACGGATCAGGACTATGCGACAATACA